AGCGGCCAACTTGTCGCGGCGACGGCGGGGACCGATTACGTACTCCCCGCGGGCAGCATCACGGGTAATGCGTCGACGGCGACGGCGTTGGCATCCACGCCGACCACCTGTGCGGCCGGCAACTATCCGCTGGGGATCACTGCGAATGGCAACGTAACGGGCTGCACGGCGGCAACGGGTGGAGGCGGCACGATCACGGGCCCTGGCTCCGCGACATCGGGCTATGTGCCTCTGTGGGGCACGTACCCGGCGCTGACGTTGGGCCTGCCAGTCACGCAATCGAACGGCGCGAACTCGATTGTCGAGACGGGCGCGGGCGGCACTATCGCGGCGGCGGCGATCCCGACGCTCAACCAGAACACGACCGGATCGTCGGGCAGCGTGTTGAATGCCCTCACCCTCAACAACGGCGGCGCGGGCGCGGCCTCGGGTTCGACGTTCAATGGATCGGCGGCAATCACGCTCTCGTACAACACTCTCGGGGCAGCTCCGCTCGCCTCTCCGACCTTCACGGGGACTGTGACGATTCCCAGCGGCGCGTCCCTCGGCACGCCGACGACCCTCAATGTCTCGAATGCGACCGGCTTGACGGCCTCGCAAGTGCCCGCCGCGCTCTCCTCTACCACCTCGGTCAATGGCACGAGCATCCCAGCATCTTCCGCGCTGATGACTACCGGCACCACGCTCGCATCGGGACAGATGCCCACCTTCACGGGGGACGTCACGAACAGCGGTCTGGCTATGACCGTTGGCAAGGTGAACGGGGCAGCAGTCCCAACCAGCAAGAACTTTCTGGGCTCGAACGGCTCCGGCCAACTCGTCCAAACGACGAACGCGCGCGCCTTCGGCTACAGTTTCAACTCTTCGTCTGCGCTGACGACCGGCCTGACGGCCTACGGGAATGTCCCCTTCGCCTGCACCATCAGCGCATGGACGATCAGCCTCTCGCCGGCCGACACCGCGACCGTGGACGTGTGGAAGGTGGCGACGGGTTCGGCAGTGCCGACCGTCTCTAACACCATCACCGCTTCGGCCGTCCCGGCCATCACCACCGGCACCTCGGTGCACTCGTCCACCCTGACCGGCTGGACGACTTCCGTGTCGGCCAACGATCTGTTCGCCGTCAACATCAAGGCGATTGGCGGAACGGCAACCTTCGTGAATTTGACAGTGGAGTGTGACCAATGAAAAAACTGCTTTTCTCTCTGATCTTGTTCGCCGGGCTGGCGGTCGCGCAAAGCGGCTTCAGCCTGTCCGGCACATTGAGCGCGGACGCCGTGACGAACCTCAACGCCTGGGCCACAACGCAGGTGCAGATGGCGGGCGCGGCCACGGCCACCGCGGCCATCGGGGCCGGGGATACCACCATCACAGTCGCCAACTGCACCAATGTGGCGGCGGGCGTGACTGTGCTGATCGACGCTGAGGCGGTCTCGACATCGACCTGTAGCGGCAATACCTTGACGGTGGCTGCCAGTGGGCGCGGCTACTTCGCCACGGCGGCGGCGGCGCACCTCAGCGGCGTGCAGATCGCAGTCTTGAAGTATGCCAGCCTGACGGCGGTGGGGAAGGCGGTGCTCCTCCAGGCGGTGCAGAACATCGCGCATCAGATGATGCTCGGGAACTACGCGACGTACAAGGCGCAAGCGGCCACCACGCAGACCAATCAGGCGGCGTCCGACGCGGTGCTGGTGCAGTAACTATGAGACGCCTTCTTCCTCTTCTCCTCCTTGCCCTCTCCGCTCCGGCGTGGGGCGCGTATACCTACAAAGCGACGATCACGCTGGCTCAGACAACGGGCAGTTCCGACCTGACCGATCGCACCAACATCGTCTATCTGAGCCACGCGTCCCTAAAGTTGGCAGGTAATGGCGGCCAGATCCAACATACCGTCAGCCGCAGCGGCCAGACCGTTCCGGCAGACCTGATATTCACATCGGACTCCGGCGGATCTGTTGTGCTGAATTGGGGCATTGAGTCATACGACGGCTCATCGACCGGCGGCGTCGTCTGGGCACACGTCAAGAAGACCACCTCGCACATCGGCACGACGGTCATCTATGCCTTCTGGGGCAACACGGCCATCAGCGCATTCCAAGGCGGCGCGGTAGGGTCGGAGTTCGACTCCTCCACCATTCTCATGTCGCCGTTTCCGGGCATGACGGGAGGGTGTGCTGGCAACGTCACCTATCGCGACTTCACTTCTGCCGCGAATGATGGCACCTCGTCTTGTGACTACGGGTCGTCGAGTGGTGGCGTGGTGGGCGGTTCCGCTTATGATTATTCGGCGACGTCTTTCCCCGCTTCGTCTGCCTACAATGTTACGACGGGGACCATCGAACTGTGGGTGAACCCACATACGGGTGACTGCTCTGGCGGAAGCGGCGGGCTGACTATGTTCGCTGGCGTGGGAAGTGACTACTATCTAACCAACGGATTCCTGCTCGGGTGCTCTCCGCTTAACGGCTACATAGCGGCAATGGCGGGATCTGGCGGGACCAATCCCATCTTCATGGGAACCTCTGTCGTGCCAGAGAATGCCTGGCATCATGTAGCCATGACGTTCACGAACGGTGGGACGAGTACATTTTATTTTGACGGCGCGAGCGCGGGCACGTTCACGCCGACCATTGGCTCTCCGGGTACGTCGGCCTTCAAAGTGGACGGCAATTTTTCTATCGTCTCTGCCGGAAATGGAGGGTACGACAATATGTATTTCACGAACAATCTGCGTTCTGCCGATTGGATCGCCGCTGAGTATAACAACGGCCATGCGCCTTCCACTTTTGCCGCCGTCTCGGGGCTGGCGCCGTGCTCCGGTAGTTGCGGCGGTGGCGGGGGGGCACCGGTTAGTATGACGCCGATTTTTTGAGGATTTGAATGTGTGCCTGAGAAGTGAAGAAAGGAAGGAGTTCGAGAAGTGATAACGAATCTGAAAATAATGGGGTTCTTGGCACTGACCATATGACTCAAGCCCAGACTCTCGCCCTGGTGCGCCTCCGGCTCGATACCGTCAGGCCGCACGCGGTGCGGCGGGGACGCGGGCGCTGGGACGTGGAGCTGCCGCGGCTCAAGACCTACCGCCTCCAGGCGACGCCGCAGGAGCTGGCGCTCGCGCGCTGGTTCGGTTGCGGCATCGGGCCGCGGCCATCGCCGGAGAGTTCGCTCACGCTTTGGGACCGGGCGGCGCACGCGGACTATTTCGAGAAGGAGACAGAATGACGCGATGCAGTTTTCTGCTTGGCCTGCTCCCGATTGCCGCGTTGGCGCAAACCGCGCCGGCCGCTCCGGTGAATGGCCAGTGCCCCGTGTGTAAAACGCAGGCGCCGCCCTACACGACCGCCCAGCGGCTCGCGGCAGGGTATTGCACCAGCACGGACGGCGGACTTACGGTGGGCCTCTGCGAGTCTGCAAGTAGGGTCACCCGCTGCCTCGCCTGCAATGCCGCCTTCTGGCAGGACGTAGCGACATCGTGAGCCTCCCATGCCAGTCTCTGCCACCAGCACTCTCGTTCGAGCCTACATGGGAGACGCACGCGCCATTGAGACGGTGTTTCGGCAGGCGCTGGGCCAACTCCGGCGCTACGACGGCTCTGGGCGCTGCTTTGCCTCGAAGGAGGAACGATTCACGTGGCGGGTCAGGCACGATCCCGACTGGACTGGTCCAGACCCTCAACCGGGGAATTGGTGGAGTAGAATTAACCAGATCGCCTTAGGGTAAACTGAAGGCGAAAAATGCTTTGCTGTGGGGCTCGATTCCAAATAAAGAGAGAGTATGGCCCAATTTACAGAGACCCTACAGTCGATGCAGAACCGCGTGTGCAAGCAGCGCATCGGCCTGGACCGGACTCTGGCCGTAGACTTCCTTAACGAGAGGTTGCGGCAAATACTCGACCGTAAGCCGGATTGGTCTAGTCTACTGAAGCGTAACCTTCTATCCATCCCGCAGGCATACTCTATTGGGACGATTGCGGTTACAACTGGGTCTACGCTCGTCGCGGGAACAGGCACAAATTGGCCTGTAGATGACGCAGTTAATACCCACATCCAGGAGCCACTACGGGCAGCTAGAACCGTTTGGGTCACTCCCGACAGCACTGTCGGCATCACGCCCAGCAGCCTGCTCTACGTGGACTCCGCAGGCCCTTACCCTGAGACTGTAGCCGTGTTGGACATGATGGCAGGGCGCATCCTGTGCGCCTTTCAATTCCCGCACGAGGCGAACTTCACAGCGACAGCAAGCTCTCTCGTCAATCTTCAGTTGCGTGTCAATTCAATTAACCCAATTTTCACCGTGCAGGCGGTAACTAGCCCCACGAGTCTGTATCTAGACAATCCGTGGGGACAGGTTGGCGCTGCGGGGATGGCCTATCAGATTTTGCTAGCCTATACGCCTTTTGCGGGGGACGTGAAAGAACTGGTTGTCGTTGTGGATAATTTCCAGCAAATCGCGCTCCGGTTGCAGGTATCTCAGGAAGAACTCAACCTGTACGACCCGAACCGAACGGCGACTGATTCTCCCAACTGTATTGCCAATTTGGGGCCGAACCTCAACGGCCAGCAAATGTACGAGATTTATCCTCCACCGTCAATCCCGTACCAGCTTTCTTACCTTTACCATGCCCGTTGGAAGGGGATGAGGCTCCCAGACGATACTCCTCCTGCGGGAATCAACCCCAATGCCCTAATATATGGGGCTCTGGCAGATGCCTTTGCTACGCCTTGCCCTCGCCCTCCAGACATGAAGGATGCGTTCTTCAGCCTGGAAACGGCGAATATGTACCAATCTCGGTTCGAGCAGGCCGTCATCGAACTTATGACTTCCGAAGAGAGCACATACCAGAAGGCCTTTACTTGGAATTTCGCTCAAACTTGGGGAGGAATGGGAATGGGTGCGAACTGGGAGCAATCGCACTCGTGGGAAGCGGCGGCTGGAGATTACTAATATGAAACACTTTCCTTTCCCTGTCTTGATTGCTTTCTCTCTCTTCACGGCGAAAGCTCAGACCATCCCCCAGCCTCTCCAAGTGGTTAGGGTCTACAACGTCACAAGCGCCTCTCAGGTGTTCGACAACCGCTCTACGGCGGCTATGGGCTGCAACTACTTCAGTTACTACGTGAACAGCAACGTAGGGGCCTATACGATCCAGTTGGAGTACAGCGACGTGAGCAGGACTGGGCCGTGGACGCCATTCCCCACAAGCCAGATCACCAACACGTCCTTTGTCCCAATTGGCGTCGGCAACGGGTATCACAATTGGGTGCGCCTCAACACGCTTTCAGGTAGCACGTCTTCAACGCTCTCCTGCTCCAAGGACTACTTCATCACCTCTTCGGCTTCCTCTATCAGCGCCATAGCGGACCCTGGCCTAAACTGCATTCCCTACCGCAGCGGGGCAGGAGAGGCGCGATGCGTGGTTGTCTCTGACATTGCAAACCTCTTTGGGTCGCTGGCCGAACACTATGTTTACGCTGCTCCAGAAAATGCGAACGGTTTGCCTTCTTTCCGTCAAATGTATGCCGACGACATCAGCTTTACACAAACAGGGGCAGGGGCCGTCGCTAGTACGGTAGACGCCAAGCTCAGAGAAACAATTAGCGTTAAGGACTTCGGGGCCAAAGGAGATGGCGTGACCGACGATACCGCGGCTATCCAGGCGGCGCTGACGGCGGCTGGCACTAGTTGTGGGCTGGTTTACTTCCCTCACGGCACGTACATGATGAGCGTGACGGCGGGCAGTCTCACGGGCACGGTGATTCCGAGCTGCGTGGAAATGGCGGGCGAATCCAACACCGGGGCGGTCATCAAGCTCAAGAGCGCGGCATTCAATGGCGAATGGTTCAGCTCTAACGGGACGCATAACATCACCATCCGCGATCTGACGTTCGACGGGGCGAACGCGCCGATTAACAGCGGCTATGGCACGGTAACGACAAACGGAACGGCGGTCACTCTCGTAACGGGCACCCCGTTCTATACAGACGGGACGTGGGCGGGGCTGCCGTTCGTCATCAACTACGTTTACTATACAATCGCCTCCGTGACAGACAGCTCTCACCTGGTGCTCACCGCGACCGCTGGGGTGCAATCCTCCGCCGTCACATACTTCAGCGTGGGGCTCTTTTACCAAGTGATCGGAATGGTCAATGCCTCCTACGTCACGATCAGGGACTGCCGATTCGTCAACGTCTTTCCCACGCTGGTGGTCGCCTTCTACGGCGGGGCCGGATTTATCACCCTGGACCACAACTACATCGAGACCACGGCGGCCAGCGGGAACCAGAACGAAGGGTTCAACATCAGCACCGGCGGCCCTTACGCGATGAACGGAGTACGTGTCACAAATAACACCCTCGTCCATACCGGTATGGACATCAACACCTACGGGGCGCATGTGGAGGGCAACGACATCAGCGGGTGGGGATATGGCGCTGGGATCACCACAGAAGAAAGCGCCCTGTGCGGGTACAACCTAATCTCCAGAAACATGCTCGTTAGCTCGACCGGGATCGACACTAATGCAACCCGTCCCAACGCGATTGAGGACTGGGCGTCTTACGATAGGATCACCGAGAACTTCGTAAGCGGAATGTCGGGAGACGGCATCGATGCGGGCGGCCCCAATACCCTGATCGCCAACAACATAACAATCGACAACGGCTCTAGCGCTCCGGGAGCAGGGTGCGGTATATCGGCGCGCTACGGGAATGACACGTACCAGTGCAGCTACTGCACCTTCACTGGGAACGTGTCCCTTGATACAAATTCCAACCTAGCTCTGGGGACTCAAGGTTACGGATTCTGCATCCAGGCCAGCCCTAGCGGCACGCTTCCGACTCATGTCTTTGTCACGCCGGACAACAACTTCAACCACAATATGGAGAACCCGACGAATACGGTATTAGCCCAAGGTACGGTGACTACCAACCACAACATAATCACCTGGGCTTCCGGCTCGCCGTTTGTAACAAGTGGCCCATGGTTTAACGGGATGACAATTGTCATAAATAATGTGGCCTACTCCATCGGCAACGTAGGCTCCGCCACGGCGCTGGCCGTGAATGAAGACAGCGGGGTCCAGGCCACCGCCGTACCCTACTACGTGCCGGCATTCGATCAGACCAAGGCCGTCTGGGCGCTTTCCCAGGGCGTCCCTCCTTCGTTCCCCTACTGCGTCGCCTGGACCCCCGGTACAATCGCCGCCGGTGCCACGGCATCTGTCCAGGAGACTGTCCCCGGAGCGCAAATGGGGTCCACGATTGCGCCACCCAGTTTCTCCCTGAACGCGGGCGGCGTGCTGTTCTACGGGTACGTATACACCCCCAATGCCATCACCTTCGTGGCCTACAATCTCTCCGGTGCGTCGCAGACCTTGGCCGCCGGACAGATTTGCACGACCGTGACCATGCCTCTCGGCTATAGCAACTACTAGGAGCGCCAAAGGATAGAATACCTAAATGCCAGAACAAAGCATCTCGGAACTAACCACACGCCTATCCGTGATAGAAGCAGCAGAGAAGCGAGAACATGCTGCCTTGCAATGCCAGTTTGGGCTAAAACTTTCAGCACTCCAGGCGGAGTTTCTGTTGCGACTTGAATCTGCCTCGCGAGCCCTTGAACTGGCACGAACCGAACTAAGCAGGCGGCTGGAGTCGTTGAACAACGAAGCGGAACGGGTAAAGAAAATCCAGGACACATACGCACTCCGCGAGGTCGTGGAAAACAACTTCAAAGAGATTCGCTTAATTATTGAATCTCAGACCCGAGAGACACGCAGTTACCTTGACCAGCGAGTAGATAAGGTGTGGTCGTCCTGCGAGGCGGAGTTCAAGGATGTTCAGAAAGCCGTCAAGGAACTGAACGATTTCCGTAACAACTTTCTTGGCAAGCAGGCTGTTGTCGCCTTCTGTATCGCGTCGGTGGTCTCTCTCGCCCTGCGCTATCTGATCCCCATTAGAGGAGCAACCCCGTGATGCCACCTGACGGCCAAGACCAGCCCGACAAGGTGGAAGTAATTCGGCGGGTCTTCGGCCCGCTTGATTGGAGAAAACAAATTGATGCCAGATAACGCTTACAAGACGGAGCCATCCACTATTAAATGGGGCCTAAATCCTGGACAGATTATTACGATCATCGTCCTGGTAGTAGGCATGGCTGCCTCTTGGGGTAGTCTCTCTCAGCAGATTGCTACGCACACCGAAATGCTCGGCAGGATGTCGGTAGACCAAGCCACTATGGGCCGTGACCTCCTCGGATTGCGGGAAGAACAGGCGCGCGTTCGCGGCAAACTGGAAGAGCATGATCGTGAAGATTCCGCGTGGCGCGCGGCTCATCGTCAAGACAGATAAAAGAGAGGGTATTATGCAGCGTAAACCAGACAACGGCGAGTCCACGTTCGACAAGTTTCGTTCTCCGCAGGCGGTCCCAGTGGAGCCTGAAGGTGAGATCCTTCAACGCATGGCCCAGTCGGACACCTATAACGAAAGCGAACGCAAGTCAATGGTGAGATCGGCGGAATGGCTTAATCGTGAGGCTATGGGGCGGGAACTGTTCAACACGCAGATGAACTCGCCTGGGGCTTCTACGTTCTCCAAGGGCCGAGTGTTCGATTGCCCAGAGCCGGAAACGTCTGAGCGAAGGAAAGAGAGCATCAAAGACTTTCCAGAAGTTCCTAGCAGTCGCAGGTAGAGAAGGTGCGTAGTGCCGCTTGTTACGCTTGGGAGTCTTATCGGCCGGGTGTACACACGCCTTGATAATAATGGCCTACTCTACCCTCGTCCGGAGATTGTCAATGCCATTAACGAAGCGGTCCAGGTCGTCAACCTCTCCACGGGGTTCATCCAAGGCACTTTCCAGATTCCAGGGTGGTCTCAGGTCAACCGAGTCTGGTACGACACCCCCGCTCAGATCATCATTCCCCTGCGCGTCACGTTCGAGGGCATGTACCTTCAACCGACGACGCTTTGGCAACTGGGCGCTTCTTATCCCAATTGGACGGCAGACACAACCAGCAGTGTGGGGCTTCCTGTTTCCTATTGGGTCCCGTGTGGTCTGACGAAGTTCGGGATCTACCCCGCTGATTCCCTTGGTGGCTGTGACATCAGGGTAACTGGAGTGATGGAGCCGGTCCCATTGGTGGCCGATACGGACATCCTCAATCTCCCCAACGAGTACGCCAGCGCCGTTGATTTTCTGGCGGCACATACCCTCATGCTGAAGGAATCCTCAACCATCTTTGCACACGGATCGACGGACTATCAGAAGTACCTGTCCGTCAACAAGAAGATGACAATTTGGAAGGGGTTGACGCAACCGCGCTACTTCTTACCGGAAGCCCAGCAGGCTAAAACATGACAGATGAATTCCAAGCAAAGCTGATCGCCATGCTCTCTACCCATGAGGGCCGCAAAGCATGGATGTATCCCGATACAGCAGGGAACGTCACCGTGGGGGTAGGGCACATGATCCCCTCGCCCGATGCCGCAACGCAGTTAGGGTTCTCAGACGCCAATCTTGAGACGGCTTCAGAGGAGGATGTCGTCAACGGATGGGGCTTTGTCAAATCCAGCAACCAGGAATACAAGGCACTGACGCTATCAGACAGCAAAATCAACAATCTCCTAATGGGGGATGTGGCTCACTTCTACCTTGTCTTGATCCAGACTTTCCCAAAGTTTAAGTCTTATCCTGAGTCAGCCCAATTGGGCCTCTACGACATGGTATTCAACCTAGGAAGCTTTCGGGCTTTTCCTAGATTTGCGGCGGCTGTGCTGCAACAGAATTGGGCATCGGCGGCGGCAGAATGCCAGCGTGAAGGCATTGGAGCCGCCCGCAATCAGGATACGAAGAATCTTTTCCTGGAGTGCGCATGAGCACGTCGAACCCATACGTCGAGATCTTTCAAACTCGGCTCACGTCGGACCTCTACGCTATCTACAAACAATGCTCCAATGTTTTGCTTGAAGATGGAGGTCTTACTTTAGGGCTGATTACAGATAGTGAGTTCTACGCTATCGCCAATGAGGTTGTAACGGACTTCTTGAGTAAGACTCAGATCATCAAAAAAGTATTCTGCGTCCCATTATTGGTCGGCGTGGACACATACACGAAGCCCGATCAACTGGGGGAGATTGACGAAGCGCTTGCGGGGCAGACGCACATCAACCGGACGAGCGGGTTCTATTTGGACAATTCCGACCCTTCGTGGCCGACGCAGTTCAACCAGCCACAGTCCTTCAAGGAAGATGAAGTCCCAGTCAATCAGATCCAACTAAGCCCTATGCCAAACGTGGAAGGAGAGTTGACGTACACCTACGATCAGGGCTATGGCGTGCCCGCCTCTACGTCTGGCGCGGTTGACTTCGACATCCAGGCCAATCCGTCTACCCCTGGTTACGGGGTGTTTGCCGAAGCCATTGGGAATCCATATTTAGAAGCAGCCGGGACTGGTTACGGGGTGTATGCCGACATGGTATGCTCCACTGGGAATCTGACGATGATTGGGAATGTCATCCCGACCGATCCGACGTATATTCAGCTAATCCCCGCTTCGTTCCAGTGCTACTTGAAGTATGGGATACTCTCCAGGATCTTTTCTACAAACAGCGAATTGAAAGACGAACAGAAAGCCACCTATTGCCAAGCGCGGTATGCTGAAGGTGTGAACTTAGCAGGAGCAATTATGGCCAACATCTACACGGAGCAAGCCAATGCCTGATGCCATCACCGTTACTTTCAGAGGGATCGTCGTCGAAGACTTCATGATGGTCACTGTCGCCGGTCCTGCCACTACGACTGTTCTTGGAGTAGGCCCTGGCGTAACCGTCTCTCCCTTCGTCATGGCGGCAAGCGATGCAGGCGCAGCGACGGCAGGAGTACCTGTCGGCGGGGTCTATATCGTCACGTCAGCTCCAGGGAATAGCTACCTCAAGGCCAGAATGAGCTAAGACAACATGGCTGACCTCCAACCTATTTCCCGTGCTTTCCCCAATGGCGGGCTCCAACTGAAGCAGGACCCGGCCCTGTTGGACGAGTCGCATTACAGCGAATTGACCAATGTTGTCAGTGTCCAGGAGGGGAACATCACGGTTAGGGCGGGGAGTCAGAAGATCACCAGGGCTGACGAATGGCAACAGGATTTCGACGAAGCTCCGGTCATCCATTCAATCTCTGCGTTGCACGTAGGGGACTTGGGGGAGGAAATCTTATACGTTGGCGAGGATGTGAACATTTGGTCTCGGATCAACGGCGGAGATTGGAATGAGATTGCAACTGGCGTAGCCCCATCGGACGCTTACGCTCGTCAGAGATTCAGCGCTATCTCCTATTCTGCTGGGTCTAGCGGACTCCCCTACCAGTACTTTGCCTGCCCCAGCGCGATGCTGAAGGATAGCGGGATAAACCCAGCCACAGCTTCGCCGGGACTTCAAAAGTGGGGGATATTGCCTCCAGTGCAACCAGTCCAGGCAGCGTTGGGCGCGTACACGTTACTGCCTCCAGACATGGACGTGGTTTACAACTTAGCCGTAGGCTCAGACATAAGCAGATTGCCCTATATGTCCGTCGCAGAGGCTAGCGGGACAGTCCCAGGGAACATCACCATCACCCCGTCCACTATGTCTGGGATCAACGTGGGGATGCTGTTGCAGATCGTAACTCCGGCTATTGGAGGGGTTCCAGCCTACACTCAATACGCTCCCGTTCTCTCCAGCGATTCGACTACCTTCAGCGTGTATCTGGAAGATATACCCAATGTCGGGGCCTTGATCCAAGCGGCAGAGGATTTAGATACGGACACTGGTTCAAGTGACTTCGTAACGCTTGCGACGATGGACATAGCGCTAGATGCTTCTTTTGACGGAATCCCGTCAACTGGCTATTCCACGGATGATCTTGTTCACATTTCGGTCTACGCCTCAGACCCGGCTCAATATACAGACATCCGGTTTAGAGTCTTGGTCAACAATAGCAACTCCGACTATTATGAAAAATCAATCCTTCCAACTGCGATCCAGCCGCAGGTTACGGGTACGCAGACTTCTACCCAGAACCTCAGCAATATCGGAGCAACCATTCCTCAGAGCGCCCTTAACGACACTCCGTATATCAGCCAGGAAATCACTCAAGCTAAAGCCCAAGCACTGGCTGCCGTATCGGCTGAAGCTGCCGATTCAGGCAACGCAGTCTGGACAGAGATTAGTATTCCAAAGTCTCAATTCCTGGCTGTCGGGAATGCCGGGAACCCGGTATATTCGTGGAAGAATGTAACTGGGTTTCAGGTCGTTTATAAGACCGTTGCGGTCCCAACCGGAAGCCCCGAGCTTGGCATTAGCAGCATTTATATCGCCGGTGGGGCTGGGCCAAACGCGGTTACTACTTCATCGGACTTTCCCCTCCAGCCGTACAGTTACATTTTCACGTTCCGTAACCCCATTACTGGGGCCGAAGGCAATCCCTGCGCCTTGATGATTCCAACGGCGGCGGTGAGCCCGCAACGGCAAGGCGTTGATTTAACTCTCTACGGGACAGACGATCCTCAGATAACTGGGGAGAATTCCATTTCGGTCTACAGGGCTGGGGGCTCTTTTGCTGACTCGTACTATCGGTTTGTCGGCTATGCTGCTAATCCTGGGGCTGGCGAGACTGTCATTTTCAGCGATCAGCAGAGCGACCAGAGCATAGATATTAACAATCTAGTAGACTTTGACAACGATACGCCGGTAACGAGCGCCCTTCCAACCCCAGTGGTAATGACTTCCTCCACTGTGGCTGTAGCCAATACGCTTGCGGTTTTGAACGTAATAGTCACCTCCGGTTCTTTGGCAAGCCTGACCGTAGGGACACCTCTCACTGTGGGCATAAACACGCTGACGCAAGAAACGTCGATCTTGGCGGCTGTGGATGCAGTCGGCGGGACGGTTACGCTGTTTCTCCAGTACGACCATTCGGACGCGGCTACGAACCCGATCACGATCCAAGCTGACGCTATTGCCAACCAACCCGTGACTCTTTCCCTAGAAGCGTTTGATTCGGTATTTCTTGCAGGCGATCCGAACAATCCGCATGTCCTTTACCAGTCAAAGACTGGCAGGCCCGAGGCTTTCCCGATCATCAACCTAACGACGAACGTAGCAAACGCCATCAACGTCGGAACCCCCTCCAATTATATCGTCAATATGACGGAGTTCTCTGGCGGGGTTCTGTGCATGAACCTAAACAACCTGTACTACGTGGCTGTGGCGTCTGGCCAGATGGAGGCCCCTATTGCCACCCCTGCCCAAAGGGGCTTGTTGGCCACTAAGGCATGGTGCATGGCAGACAATGAGTTGTGGTACTTGTCTTACGACGGGATCTATTCATGGAGCGGGGGGATGAGCGCCTGGAGAAGCCAAGACATAGACCCGCTGTTCAACGGGCATACGATTGGTCCTTATTCCCCAATAGACACCCGGCCTCATCTTGGGACGGCAGGCGCAGACGTAGTTACGATGGAGTACAACGACAACGAGGTGTTCGTCTCCTACCTGGACACCCTTGGCGTCCCACACCGTCTCAGATACCATACGAAGTTCAAAAGATGGAGCATTGAGGACTTAAGTGACATTCTAGCCAACGGAGCCCTTGTTGGAATAACGGCTCAGTTCAACGACAAGACGACAGGAATCCTCTATGCGGCTAAAAGCCCAAACACATTCGCCTTCTTGTACGAAGAGAAGTCTGGGACGTCCGATGGCTGGGTGGATACACCGAACGATGGGCAGGCTATCGTCTATTCCTTGACCCCAGCGGCCTTCACGGCGAATGCTCCTAGCGCGAACAAGACATTTGCGGATCTCATCCTGGAGATGAAGTCCACCGACATCGTGACTATCCAGACGTTCTACGACTTCTCGACAACGCAGGATGAGCTTTTTACGATTGTTCCCAACCCCAATCGGGTTCGTATTCCCAATTCAATCCAGGGTGGATACCACAAGGAAGCTTATGCCATCCAGACAAGGATCTCTGGGACGACAACAGGCGGAGGCTCCTTCTATTCGTTGACGTTGAATGTCGTCCCTCTGGCTCAGATCCAAGTGGGGCGTGCTTACGATTGGGACGATTTGGGATGGCCCTTTGATAAGCGACTATACCAATTGGTGATGGAATATGACATCCCGGTGGGGCAAACCGTCGTGATGAACATGGACACGATGACCGGCGTTATCGGCGTCCAGCAAGAGAACACGGCTGTCCAGTCTTTCGTCTTAGCCCCTCCAACCACTACGGGAGGGAAGCCTAACCGGATCACGGCCAACTTCGCCCTGAATGACAACATGATCGTCAAGAAGGTTCGGTTGCGGCCAACGGTTGCGGGCGTCCCCTTTAAGCATTTCTCTTACTCGTTTCCCGGCCTCAGTAAGTATCCTGCCGACAGGACTCTCTATACGGAGTGGAGCGACCTGGAGTATTCTGGCGACAAAGTTTTTAGGACTCTCAACCTAGAAATGAATTCATCGGGGTTGCCATGCGCGGTTCAACTGCAAGGGGATTCTGGGAATCTGGGAGCTCCGATCTCTGTTGTCACCACGTTGAATGACCGGGCTCGCATCTTGACTCTACAGAGCGACTTGATCTCGAAAAACACTCGGCTTGTTTTCACGCCATCTCCAGGGGGATACTCCCAATACTTCAAGCACAGTTTCGATTTCTGGAAAGAGCCGATGGCTGTGTCTCATTGGGATTCCTACGAGTTCAACTTCGGCTACGATGGATACAATTTCGTCAAGCAGGCGTGGCTGGAGTACACTTGTTCTGTGCCAATTCGGGTGACATTTTACGGGGACGACGGAGAGCCGTTTTATCAGATTACCCTACCGGCGCACCCACAGCGGGACGTTGAACGGTTCTATTTGCCCGCTTCTCTCATAGACAACGAAGGTGACGTTTCTCTGAATAAGAGCAAGCGGAAAAGGATGACAATTGATACGGTTGCCAGCTAAAGGATTTTATGTCACTTCAAATCAGTTCGGTCGGCTCGACGCAGTACTCCGAGGTGCCATGCACGACGACGATGACATTGATGCAAGCGGTTGTGGATCAATTAGTTCTCTCAGGCTGGACCATTTCTCAGCAGTTCGCCGCTACCGGGGAAATTCTGGTAACCGGATATCCGAACAACGGCTGGACGATTACCTTCTCTAGCCCTTGGGCATTGTTCCCGACGCAGGTGTGGACCTACGTAACGACCGTCACTGGGGCAAACCAGATTCTAGTTGGGGCCAATCTGCCAGCGGTGGCTGCGAATCTTGCTGCGGCAATGACTAGTACCGGGCTAATGACGGCGACCGTTGACGGCTCCAACAATTTACTGATTCACTTAGTCTCGGCTGGAACGGGCGCGGCAGCCAACAGCATCATCGGGATTGCCGACCCCACTGCTTCCTGGGGATCGACCAATCTATACATAGGCGGTCTCGGCACTTTTTACACGCCGTTCCTTGCCAATGGTGGCTTTTTCATGCTTTCCGGGGTAACGGCTCAGGGCTTGCAAATGGGCCTATTTGTAGAGAATGGTGGCGATTATGTCAGATTTAGGGTGGCCTCAGTCCTGCAAGACATGGTGAGCTTTGTCCTAACTGACAGTGCGCGCAAGGCTGTGGTCACCAACACTGCGGGGATTGCTAACGTCCTATGCTATTCAAACTCCACCCGTGTCCTGGAATTCGTCTCGAATGCTCATCAATGTTTCTTGTGGTTACTGGGGGACTCTAGTACGAACTTTACCAGGATGGCCTTCGGCCTCCCCTACATTCGGGCGTTCAATGCACCAATTTTAATTTCCGCCGCTAGTAATACGAGCCCGGTTGTTCTGGCGACAGCGACGGCGCACGGCAGAACTACCGGAGATTACGTCTTCGTGGCCGACACGCAAGGCAACCTAGGCGCAAACGGCTATTGGCAGTGTGTCGTGATAGACCCGACGCACCTTTCACTGACGGGATCAACCGGCACAGGCGCATACGCGAGCGGCGGCCTACTCGCGGGCGCTTCTACTCAACTGGCGCGCGCCGCGTGGTTTGCCGGTGAAAACTCGCCATTCTTCAGGACCACTCTCGGCGCTGGGTCACAGGCGTCTACTTGGGTCGTAACAAACCAACTTCCCATGGGTGGACCGCCAATCAGCCTGAAGTCTTCCGGCCCATTTTCTAACATCGGCACCCCCGTCTCCGCTTATGGCTCAATCCCGAGCGCCATGGACCCGGTGATTTGCTGGGCGCCAGAAGGAACGAGCGGGACTCTGTATGAGATCGGGCAATTGTGGGATTGTTTCATCACGATGGAAAACGTCCCAATAGACCGAGTGGCCCCGAACTTTCTTGGATTCCCGTGGGTGCAGTATACAAATTCAGGATATTCGATGTGGCTGAAGAGGGGATGATGTGGCTCTGAGTACAGAAGAGGACCTCTTATACCCGGTCTACTCCTATCCCAATTGCTTCGGCGGGGATTGGCCGGAGACTGTCGAAACAATGGGGATGACTTTTGCGACTCTGGCGATTGCAACCGTTAACGGAACCAATCCAGTTGCGCTGGGCTTTAGCGTTGCATCTGGGCTCTGGGTGGGCCAGCCTATTACAGTTGTTGGCGTTGGGGGTGGAGTCGACGGCCCACACCAAGTACTCACCGCCCCTACAACCGTTTCAGCCACAATCGACGCGGTGGGCACTGGGACATATACAAACGGGACCGTAGTCCCTTCCGACAGATTCGTTGGGGTGAATTTGGCAGAGGGTCTTTTCCTGGCAGAGAGAGATGTACTCATGCCAGCAAACCCGTTCATCACTCTTTCGACAACTGTTTCGACAATTGTTTCGACAACTGTTACTGTGACAACGACGGTTACCACTACGGTTAGTCCCACCATCACCCCAGTTGTTGGATTGCCGGTATTTAAGCTCTATGCTGATGGGTCGCGTTTAGAATGGATGGCCTGTGGGGCCGATCAGAGGTCGGCGTATCAGCAAACCACGTTGTCAACTTTGATGGCCCCGAGGATTTAACGTGGCAAATACGAGCGGCTACGCAGAGTTAAAAACATCGGACCTCCAGGACGAAACCCTCTTCGCCCTGAATCAGAGGATGCGCTATCTATACCAGAAGGTGTCTGGCGTTTACGGACAAAACTCCCCCAATCTGCTCTCGTCCCCTACGCTGGCAACAGCCTACTCTTCACAGCAGACGGCCCAGAATGTATCCCCAAACGAGTTCATCACGAACGCGGTTGCCAATAAGCTCTACGGGATAGCAGCTATCCAGGCGGCAATCAATAGCGGCAAGCTTCAGGTTGGTGGGCCGAACGGCCAACAGGTAGCGCAGGCGGCGCTTTTCACGATCATCACCCTAGCGCAGCTTCCTACGGCTGGGACGCTGGCTACAAATGCCGACAATGCCGGGATGACGTTCTTCATCAGCGACTACTACCACTGGCTAGAGTTCAACGGGACGGGGTATCAGTGGCACCCGTGGGAGTCGGACGGGTCGGCCTATTACCGGCTGGCGGATGCTCCCCCCAATTGGGGCAGATGGGCTTCGGTCAGCGGCGGAGGGACAGCCGCCTTCCTGCAATCTAACGGGACGTTGGGGTTGGCCACTATGGCAACAGTGACAGCGGGATTCTTTACGGGAGTGTGGTTCCGCCAATGACACTTAAAAAAGATGGTCCGCTTTACGAGATGGGCGATCTGATTGTGGCTCCGGTCTCGATGGACCTTTTGGCCAGCGCGTACCTGACGATGAAGATAGACGGCACGCTCTCTGTGCTGTTTTACGAGTCAGACCCAGGCATCCCGAAGTTTCTAGCCACGCACTCTGATCCCAACGCCATCACCTACGGCTGCTACCTGAAGTCTGGAGACAAGACAAAACTGGTGGGGATTGGACATATCTCTGCGGCCATTGGGAGAGGCGATGGTAGCAAGAAATCAGAACTAAGCTGTGCCTTTTTTGCCGGATACCAGCGTCGGGATATTACCTTCCCTCTATCCCAGATGATGCTGGAGCAGACCTTCGACCGCTACGACATCGACGTTCTATTTGGGACGACGCCAGAAAAGAACAGAGCAATGCTGATGTTTATGAAAAACCTGGGGTTTGGGCACACTGCCGAGCCCATCCCTTACTTTACCACCTGGAAGGGCGAGGTTTGTGGGGTCTATGTTTCGTGGATTACGCGGGAGATGTGGCAGGATATTAGCCCCTTCAAGGACCACGATTCCAAATAAAGGAGCAGTAACTTATGGGCGGCGACCAAGGACAAGGCCAGCAGAATCAGATCACCCAGCAGCAATTGGGCGTCGAACAACAGTACCTCGGGATGGCGCAGAACCAGCTTACCCAAGAGCAAACATTGACGGCCCCGCAAAAGACGTACAATACTGGCGTCATCAATGCCGCTGAAAGCGGGAACTATTCTAACCTGATCTCTGCCGCAGGCCCCGCCACTGGAACCATCGCTCAAACCGAGAAGCAGGCGCAAGAGCAAATCATGAATTCAGTCCCCGCAGGACCGGGAAGAGACTATGCTCTCGCTGCCTCCAAGCAGGGCGAAGCAACGCAGATGTCCACCACGCTCAACCAGCTTTTCCAGAATGCGCTTCAGTCCAATACCAATATCGGGTTGGCATCGGCGGGCATCGGCCTTCAGGAAACTGGTGCTGGGTTGTCAAGCGCGAACATCGCGAGCCAGTCTAACCAAGCCACCATGAACGCGAATGAACAACAAAAATCCAGCACAATGTCCATGATTGGATCTATCGCCGGTGGTTTGGGCAGCGCGGCTGGCGGTGGCGCGTTTGGCTCTCTTGGAGGGGGTGGCGGCAGCACGGCTGGGGCAGAAGGACTGATGGGATAGCACACTCGATTCTTTAAGAGTAGAGGGCTATAGCCTTGTCCACTACTCCCGTAGTCACGAGTCCACCTCCCGATACTGCCCAGACGACGGCTACTACGGCTAATCCAGCAGCCGGGCCGTTCAGTTCATTCCTTGACCCGTCCCAAATCGCGCCTTCTACCTATCAGGCTTCCCAGCAACGCCCTAGCGGTTATATGGGGAAGCTGGGCAAGGGGGCGATGATAATTGACAAGTTCCTTGAAGGAATGTCCAAGGGCCGGGCAATGCAATATGCCAAGTCGCGGCAGAAAGAAGCGGATATTTATAACCGGATTGGGCAGACAGAGGAGTACGTCCGTAAATCTGACATTGACCCAGCTTTGCAGAAGCAGCAAATTGACAAACTAGAGGCCTTGAGGCTTGGGATATTGAGGGATCAGACTAGCCCCGACGCGGCGGGTGGTGGTGGGGATTCTGGGCAGGGTGGCAAGAAAAAGGGGAAGAAGGACGATCAGGATCAAAGCCCCATCGTGAAGTTTTTCCATCAGGCCGCAACCAACATGCTTGGTCCCGGTGCTCAGGCGTCGTCTTTCGACGAGAAGACCGTAAGGGCAACGCTGGGCGACGTGTCGCATGACGTGAGGATGGCGCAGTCGCAGACGGCACAGATTGCTCAATTCGGATCAATTGCTATAAACAAGATAAGTAAAGGGTTGTCGGACGGCACTATTAAGAGCAGGGCGGATATTTTCAAAGATCCAGAACTTGCTCAAATCATGAATGCTTTAGGGAAAACCCCAACCGACAAATTACCTTCTGGTTTAGTTGAAATAATCAAATCCATCCCAGAGAAGGCCGAAACAGCTAAAGTCACCGACTATGGCACAGCCGAAGTGGACGGGAAACAAATCAATGTCGTTAGGACAGACAAAGGATTAGAGGATGGGAAGGGGAATCCCGTTTCTCTTGACACCATTAAGCCGGGAAGCCTTCGCATGGGCAATGAATCCGCCCCGAAGCCCCCCACAGAGAAGCAGGTTGAGCTTGACCGCGCCTATGCGTCTTGGTCTAAGACACTGGGCAAGGACAAACTGGACGACGGCGAAAAGAGCATCGTTGCCGACCTGGAGAGGACGCCTAACAGCCCACTCAGTATAGAGATACAGGCGAATCTCTTAAAGCAGAAGGGGTCGAAGAATTTAGAACTGGCGAAGAATCAAGCTATTCTACTTACGTCCCAAGAGAGGCAAACGTCAATTGCGGAGAAGGCAGCGAACGCCAGTTTGAGAATTGCCCTCGAAAGAATGAACCTTGACGACAAGAAGAACAAGTACAACCCGAGGGAACTGGACGACGTATCCAGGTCCATCATCAACGATGTTCACGGGGACGGGACTCCGGGGCAGGCGAAAGCATTGGAGGATCTTCGCAAATCAGCGAGCGACCCGAAAGACCCCAAGCGCACAGAGAGCGCGGGTGCTCTTAGAAAAATGGCTCTTGAGAATGTTAGAGATCACCCCGAGTTCTACCAGCACCTAACCGACCAACAGCGCGAACAGGTTATCCATCACATCGACGGGATGCCTGTGGATAAGATTGTGGGCAGGGGCGGGAGCGCGGCTGCCGCCCCTGCTATACAGGGTCTTCACGGCAACAATACCGGGGCGAAACCCGGGCAGGACTCCGGGAGAAAGACCGACGACGTTCCGCAGACAGTTTCCAAGGTGAAGTCGCCAGCGGGAGCCGTTCTTCCCAAGGGACAAATTTGGGTTCAGGCCCCAGACGGGTCTGTCGGCTACATTCCAGCGGACAAGAAAGACGATTTCGCTAAAAAGCATCCAGGCTCGGTATTCTAGTCATGCCTAGCGATGTGTTTGCTGAGTATGGGGGTGCTCTTGTAACTGCTCCGCCAGATGCCAAGACAGACATCTTTGCGGAGTATGGTGGGAAATCTGTATCTACCCCTAAGCCGAACCTAGCCGCCGCTAGCGCAGAGGCCGAACGGGCTGCGGTTACGCACATGGGGCCAGTTACCCCTCCGGGGGAAGAAAAGCGACCGCTCTCAACCGTGCCTGGGGCAGAGAAAACGGGGCTACCTGGGGTGCCGTTGGTGGGCACATACCGGCCCATTATCCCGATGGGAGTTCCGCAACCGCAGGTTCCGTATGGGCTGCAATCTCCCGAAGAACAAGCAAAGAGCGCCCCTCAGTTTACAAACCCGCGCACGGGAGCAAAGTCCCCTCGCGTGCCTCCAGGCCAAGAGGGCGGGCCAGTCTCTTGGATGACCGACATGCCGATCACTGGGGCTCAGCGGGTGGTGGCTGGCGTTGAGGGGTTGGGCAAGCCTGCGGAAGCGTTTGCCACCCCCGACAAGCCGGGTGGCTACGGCAACAAACTGACGCCTGAACTGAGGAAGCAGGCCTCTGCCGCTGGGACGGAAATCATAACTGGCGGGCTGGAGGTAGCGACTCCGTTTATGATCGCGGGCGCAGCCGTTGCGCCGGTTACGGCGCTCAAAGCCGTTGGCCTGTACGCGGGGACGGAATATGCTACCCGCAAGGGGCTTGAGTCGGCTGGAGTTGCTCCAGAACATGCTCGATTCTTCGGCCAAGTGGCCGGGCTGGCTTCCGGCTCTATCCCCATCGGCCTGAAGATCATCGACGCAAGGCTGGAAGCGCACAACGAAATTGCCGAGAAGTTGTTCCAGGAAGAAGCCGAAGGCGGGCAACGTATCGAGAAGATGCGCGATGTTATCGCTCAGAGCCCTGAGATCGCTAAGCCCATCCCCGTATCCATTGGCGGCAAACCGCATGAGATTCGCTTCCTGGATGTTGGCAAGAACGGACGTCTCTCCCGCGAGGTCATTGATCTTAAAACAGGGAAGCGCGTATATGCAGGATACGACAAGGCCGTTTCTGGATGGCTCCATATCCATGCCGACGCCGAGCAAGGTCCTGTCGTAAAACTGACGGTTAAGGATGCTACGGGCAAGGTAATCGAAGAAGGGCTCATCACCCCAGAGCAAGCCGACTTTGCCAAAGACCTTGTGGCGTCTAAGGCTCCCGACCACACCGTAACGATTGAGCCGGTCGAGCAAGCGCCGAAACCAGCCGCCGAAGCCGCCACTACGGAACCGCCCGTAACGTCAAAGAAAGGAGGTTCTGAGCGTGTCACGCCCGAAGGGCAACAGCCCGGAAAGGAAGTGATCCAGCCATCTAGCGCGGAGGCCCCTGCCCCGAAGACAGAGGCGGGGGCTACTGCGCCTACGGCGGATTTCAAGCCGGGGCAGGTATGGAACTTAAACGGCGGGGCTTACGCTGTCACCAGCATCGAGGCCGACGAATCCGGCAAGCCTATCGTTAAATACGACTTCACCGGGCCGAAGGGGAATAAGAACCCCAACCAGAAGATCCCCCTTGCTGCGTTTACCAGCATGATGTCGAAGGGCAAGCTCCAGGGTGCGGCAGAGGGCACTGCTGCGCCACCAGCGGCGGCGGAGCCACCGGCCAAGGCGGAAGCGGCCAAGCCCGTAGAGATGCCGTCAGAGGCCAAGGCAGAGCCAATTAAGCCGCCGCTCAAGCCGAAGCCTGCGCCGAAGCCCGTTGAGTCTGCATCCAGACAAGCGCCGCCTGCTGATGCGGCTAAGTCCGAATCTACACCCGCGAAGGTAGCCGGGGTTATATCTAGGGAAAGCAACAACTTACCGAATAAAGCCCCCCCCGAGGTGGCCACCCCTAAGGCCGTGACCGAGCCACCCGCGCCGAAGCTCGACCCTGAAGAACTCCCTGCGATGAAGCGGCTTAGGGCGGCAGGGCAAGCCATCTCCGACACGGAACTGACGCAGCTTCAACTGCCCAAGGCCAAAGTGATACTGGCGAAGCTCAAGCAGGTAGGGGAAGCTGCATTAGCGGAGGCCGACAAGCAGACCGATCCCAGCGCAGCGGCAGAGCTAAGAAGGGTTGCGGCAGAGACGGACAAGCGGGCGGAGAGCATCCGCAACAGGGCGAAGGTGCTGGAGCAAGAGCAGGCGGCGAAGGCCGCGCCGAAGGCGACACCAGCACCGCCTACTACACAAAACGCTCCCTCAAATGAGGCGAAAAAGCAGGAAGTAGCGGCTGATAACTTAACAGAGGGCAACGAGTTAAGTTCTGCGTCTGTAAAACCTGCTCAGATTATTCCAAAAGATATTCCTCCCGTGACGAGAGCCAAGGCAGCAGACTTCAAGGTGGATTCCGCGAAGCCGGAAGATCTGGTTGCATCACAGGACTTCCAGAAATGGGCTGGAGATCCCAACCAAAAGCGTTCTTTCCGCGATACCTACGGGGACGCCATCCGCATTGCGGATCAAATCCGAGATGCTATCAAGAGTGGGCGTCCAGCCGCTACTATTGAAGCGCAGAGAGAGGCATTAAGGGAGGCTCTTGAAGAGATCGGCGTGAAGGCGGAAGCCAAGCCCACGGATCTCATATCGATTCCAGCTAGATCGAAATCCCGCGATACGGACAAGGGCTATGAACAGTGGGCAAAGGATGTCCACAACCTGAGCCTGTCCACCTACCGAGACAAGACACCATTCGCGCCAAGTGACTTGACGAAGCTAACGGATACACAACTGGAGGATCTGAAGTCGGCTGTCGATGAGGCTGCGTCTTGGCACCCCAAGGTCCAGCCCGGTAGAGATCTGGTCTTCACCTCGCCAGAGCAAGCGGCGTCGATGAAGTGGTGGGACAAGCAGCGGGACGACATCAAGAAGGAGTTCTGGAGGCGTGGAGAGCCAGCACGCGAGGCCGAGAAGCAGGCGAACAAGGTCGCGGCAGACAAGAAGGACCAGGAAGCCTTCGAGCGAGCCACGACCGTCAGGCCCAAGAACCCTACGCTCAAGGACGTTGACGCTCAGCGGGACAAGGACATTCCCGAAGGCTACCGCGTCTCGGGATACTCAGGCGGGCAGCGCCTACTGACGCAGGCCGGGCAGTTTAGCGTCTACCAGACATTCGATACGAGAGAGTGGGGATGGTACGACGAGAAGGTCGGCCCTTCTAAGAAGGTGAAGGAGCGATACCAGGAAGGAGTCAAGTCCCCAATCACTCAAAAGTATATCGACGACGAGACCGCCTACATTTATGGCCCGTGGGCAAAAGAGCGCAAAGTTGCGACCGCGCCTCCTCCCGCGCAAGCGACCGTGCCGCCGCCCTCAGCCGTAGACAAAGAACTGCCTGCGGCGAAGAAGAATACCGTGGAGCCGTCTGTCGAACGCTACGAGGAGTTGCAGAAAGAAGTCCGCGCCATACAGAAGAACCCCGTCTATGCAGAAGACACGCACGAGGGGATGCAGCTTCGAGACCGTGCCCTTGAGTTAGAAGACGAGATGCTGTTGCACCGCAAAGTGGCGATAGCGAAGTATCAGGCAGACATTGACAGGGAAAAGGCGGAACGTGAAGCCAAGGCCAAGAAGGCCGAACCCCCAGCGGTGAAGAAGGCGGAGCATAAACCCGCACCAGCAGCCGAGAAACCACTTGAAACCAAGGAAGAAAAGAAGCAAACTAAAGCGGAAGAGAAGCCCGATGAGCAGCCAAAGCGATCTGACGACCGAGCAGTTGGAGAAGGGCCAAAGGTTTCAGGAACTCGTAAACCAAGCGTCCGACCGATTGCGGGTGAGGGGACGAAGATTCGTGTTCCAGGACGAGATCGAGCCTACGCCGCCGTCTACTCCGTCCGAGAACTCTCCGACACCTACCCAAGCCACGACCCGTTCTCCTTTGAGCGAAACGCCGACTACCACCACCTGAACGACCGGGACTATACCGATCCCGTCGCACAAACTCGCGTTATCGTCAACAGCGGGGCAAAGTTCGATCCTGATTATCTAATCACGGATGATCCCACGGCCACCAACGGCCCGTCTATTATTGACCCGGATGGTAACGTCTTAGGCGGGAACAACCGGCGCATGACGCTGGAGCGCGTGTACGCGCAGAACCCCAAGGGGGCCGCTGCGTATCGCGCCTTGTTGGTGAAAAAAGCGGCTGTGTTCGGGCTTGACCCCAAAGCAATTGAAGGGATTAAGAAGCCCATATTGGTTCGGGAATTGAAGGACGCGGATGTCAAGCCACAACGCGCCATAACCGATCTAAACAAGGGTACTACTGCCGCACTTTCGCAGGGAGAGCGGGCTACTGCTGACGCCAGAAGCATGACGGCAGAGACGGCCAGCCACATTGCCAGCGTCTTGGAATCTGTGGGGCCAGACGTAAACCTGAATGATGTCCTCAGTTCAAAGTATGGGCCGGTGCTCATCAACCGCCTCATCCGCGAGGGCATCTTCACAGAAGAGGAACGTCCCGCCCTACTAGATGACAAGAATGGAACCGTCACCAAGGAAGCTAAAAACCGAACGGCCAAGATGTTACTGGGGGATCTGTTCACAGACAACCAGCAATTTGAACGAGCAGAACCTTCTCTTCGCAACAAGCTAGAGCGTACCGTCGTTTGGCTAAAGAAGGTCGAGCGCGTCCCTAGGTGGGGCCTGACCAAAGACGTGCGCGATGCCATCTCCCTGATTGAGCACGAGCGCGACGAGAAGGAATACCAAGAGGCGCACGGATTCAAGGCTGGTGGGTTCTTGGCTGAAAACCAAGCCGATATGTTCGGTGGCGCTGGCGAGAGACCACAAGTATCTGAGAAGGCCGAGAGAATAGCCGAGTTCATAAAGGGGAACAGCCAAAAGAGTATTGCCCAAGCATTTAAGTCCTATGCTGCGGATGCGGCCAAGTCCTATGCTGCGGATGCGGCCAAAGCAGAGGAGTTGTTCGCAGAGAGGGCGCAGGAGATGCCCACAGGGAAGGCTCCAGGGGAAGCATTTGATGACTCTTTCGGGGCAGCGAAGAAGGAACCTGAGCCATCTGCCAAAGCCGATACCGGCCCAATCAAAACGCAAGCCCCGCCGCAGGCGGCAGCGGAGCCGGAGTCTGCATCCAGACAGACGGCTCCCCCTCCCGGCGCTGGCAGCGTCACTCTTGGAGGTGGCCTGGGCGCGCTTGATCCCTACGTGGAAGAGGCTATCGACGTAGCCAAGAAGTACACTCCGCTCGTCATGTCGCACTTGGCAGAATTGCCTCCTGTCCAGGGTGCGGCTGAGACGATGAAGCTGGCTCGGCAGGCATTTGACCCACGGCATAACGTCTCCTTCGGCGCTCTGAACTCCGTGATGAAGCGTAACGGGAGCATGGTGGAGTTTAACTGGATTTTGCAGCAGCTTGGGGATCGGTGGCGTAGCCTGTTCGATGCGATGCCCGCCCGTATGCAAGTGGGGTTCGTTGATGCCATCCGGCATGGGCGCAAGCAGAAGGCGCAATTCCCAGCGCGAAGTAGCCTATTGGGGAAGAGGGAAGCACAGGACATATCCGCGCCGTTACAAGAGGCGGCTGACTTCTTTAGGGGCGTAGACGACGATCTCTACCATTCCCTGCAAGAAGTGGGTGTCAATCCAGAATATCTGGAGAACCACTACCGGACTCTGTGGAAAGTGATCCCCTCATTTGGGGAGCCGTCAGACAAGCGTGGGTTCAAGGGCGTCACTAAGCAGAGGCTTGAAGGCACCAAGGGGATGCTGAAAAAGCACGTCTTCGAGGATATGAGCGAAGGCTTGCGTTGGGACTTCTCCGCGTTGACGGAAGAGGAAGTCCATGCCGCCATGCAGAAGGCTGGGATCAGGCCGGATGGGTACAAGGTGGAGCAGGGTGTCGATAACCTGGAGGTGACGCCTTTCTCAGACAAGGCCATAGACGCCCTCAACAAACTGGAGAAGAGTGGGGCCGAAGTTGTCAAGCGTGGTGGCACGCCGACCTACTGGAACGCGATGACGATGTTCCAGGCGCACTATGCCGATGCCCTGAGATTCGTTACCACGCGGCGCATGTGGAAGGATGGTATCGAGAGCGGCAGGATTAGGTTCGTCAAGAGGGGCATGAAGCCGCTGGATGGGTTCAAGCGCATCGACGACGCCATCGCTAAGGTCAACATCCCAGTCAAAACATCTCGTTCTATTGACGACGCAACACAGCGGGTTAAGGACGGGGTAGCCTCGGACATGAACGAGGCGATGCAGCAAATCATTGACGAGCATCGACAGCGGGGCAGCGTTATCACCGCAACTCAGGTCATGGCCCCTGTGGGAGAGTGGTACGTCGAAGAGGGCCTAGCGCGGTTGCTCAACAACCTCCAGTCTCGCGACCGAATCAGGGAATACGCTTTGGGCCGGGGGCTTTCCAGGATTAAGAATGGGTACACCGGCATAGAGCTTGGGGTCAGCCCCTTCCACTTCGTTTTCGAGTCGATTGAAGCGATGGGCTCGATGTTTGCGCTTGCTTTTCGAGAAGCATATCTTGGCGTTGGGAAGATGACCTTTGAGCGTAACCGGCCAGGGTCAACGAGCCTTGGAAAGCGCCTCATGTGGCAAAGCCTGAAGGATCTGACCGGCGCTTTACCCAGCGCTACTCCAGGATTTCGCTTCGGCAAGGTCAGCGCAGCCCCGCTTGTGCATGAGTTTTCTATCGAGCAATTGGGCGCTTCGGCCAAACTACTCTACGGACAGGCTGGGAAGCCGTATCTGGAAACTGAGCAGCTAAAGGACGCCATCGCTGGGTACAATAAGTCCTTGGAATTCATGCGGCCCAGCAACCCGCGCTACAACGATTTGATCTCACAGCGGGCGTCGGCAGAGGCTCAACTCGCAGCAGCGCAGGGCGATTACAACGAAGCGTTAAAGAAGTTCGCCTCTGGCAAGGTGGGGCAGCGATTCCTGGAGCGCTATCCTGACGCCGCACCTCTGATCCACGATTACTTCCAGGCTGGCGGCAAGCCGCACATGGATGAGCGCTTCAGATTGAGGGCGACGGAAAACTTCAGAACTGCCTACAAGAATGCGGTTGCCGATCATAGGGAGCTTGCGGCGGCGGGCAACGCATTACTGGCAATCAACGAAGCGATGCTCGCGCCTCTATTTGAGACCTTCATCCCCAACTTGAAACTGGGTATATTCCTGAAGGAATACTCTTTTGCTAAGGTTGAGAACGAACGCAAATTAGAGAGGGTTGAAAACCTCCGTAAAGGCATTGACCGCATCCAATACGAGATTGCTCAGTTGAACGACGAGCGTAGGCGCACTCCCGCTTCGCATCCTCCAGGCGTGCCTGTTGACCCGGCGCGAATGGCTAAGATTCAAGGCATAGAGGACAGGCTGAGGGCCAAGACCGAACAACTGAACAAGACACAAATAGAGCACGACGCGATGCAAGCGCAGCGCGGATACAGCCTTGAACAGATTGCCAGAGAAACAAACGATTTCGTAGAAGATCGCTTTGGCGAGATGAACTTCGACAACCTATTCTGGAACAACACGATCAAGACGTGTCTTCAGTTGGCATTCCGGTCTGTTACTTGGAAACTTGGGAATGCGAGGGCGACCGGAAAGGGTGTTCGTGGTGGCTGGAGAACCATGCGTGATTTCTATAAGGCTCTCCCTGGACTTGCCTCAGGTACAGGAGAAGCCCCCGCCCTTGAGGCGCACTTTTCTTGGCTCTTCACAACAATGATGCTGGCCGTCACAGTGTCTGCCATCCTCTCTAAGATGATGGGGCATCAATCCTTTAAGGACACCTTCCGCAAGCTCGCAGAAGGCGACTGGACCGAAGCCGTGTATTTCCATTCGGACGAAGTTGGAGGGCGTAATTCCTTCGCCTCTTATGCGAGGGATTGGGTCCACTTAGCCCGCAGTATTGGAGGGTACATATCCTCTTCTTATGCTGGCGACATCGGCAGGTTTATGGACTTGTTACGGGGTGGAATCGGGAAGGGAGGGAAGGACTTCTACGGCACGGAGGTCTATCACCCAGCCGACCCGTGGTACGAGCAGGCGAAGGATATTGCCGGGCACATGATCCCGATGCCTTTTGCGGCGCAGTCTTTCTTTAAGTCTAGGGAACAGGGGCAACCCCTATCCTCGCAAGTGCTGGGGCTTCTGGGGTTCACCAAGGCCCCTACGGACATCACCGACTCTCCCGCTGTGCGTGCAGCCAAAGAAGCGGCGGCAGAGACCGTATCTGTAGGCGCTCGTACCAAAGAGCAATTCGAGAAAACTAAAGACAAGAGCCAGTTGATGAACAAGCTGAAGCGGGGTGAGGATGTCTACGATCAGGCCATGGACCTAGTAGGTAAAGGTAAGCTCACTGTCAAGGACCTGGAAGACGTGGCTAAGCAGTACCGAACTCCTCCTCTGACCAGGGCGATCCAGCGCATCACCGACCCAGATAAACTGTTAGAAGTTTGGGAGAAAGCGACGAACGAAGAGAAGGCTGAGATTCAGAGCCTCCTACTTAACAAGCTAGGCTCTGTTGTTCGTAACCGGCCAGGACAGTGGACGCCAAGAATTGAGCAACGAGTCGCTAAAGATGAAGTCGAAACCTGGAGACCGCCGCAGCAGATACGTACAGCACCCCCGCCAGGGGTGGAAGGATACTAGGGCTTAAGACCTTTTCTTCTTGTCCCGGCCTTCTATAAACTGGTTGATGTCTGCAATCAGCCCAACCTGATCGGGGGATGCCTGAATTGTTTTTGTCAATTCAGCCATAGAGCGCTGTATCTCTGCGTCTAGCTTGTCGAACTTCTTGCCCAATCTAACAGATCGCCGAAAAAGCCAATCTGGAATCTCTGGGGATGGGTTGTACCCAATGCCACTCATAGTTCCTCCGACGTTGCGGGTGAGCCCGGCGATGGCTGCTGGGGTGACGGATCGGCTTTGGTCGATTGAGGATCTGATACGTCTAGCGTTTTGATGGGCAGATCGTCCAGGTAATCCAGTATGGCTTGAATCCATACTTCTGGCTTTTCGCAAAATTCAACCGTTTTTATGCAGGTATCCATATTAAACAAAGAGTTTGACCTACAACTGGCTGGGCTGAAGAATGTTTTGCATCCAAGGATGCTAGGGTTGTCGGTTTCCAGAGAAGCCGCCTCTGCTGCTACTTTTTTCTTATAGGCGGAGACCATATCCTGTATGATTTCATCTCTGATTTCGCCGATGCGTTCACTTGGCTTCAACACTTTTTGTTCCATGATTTTACCCCTTTCCACTTATTCAGACATGGCGTTTACAGTAGAGCTTCTAGTAATGGCTTGAGAAGCAACTCGCAGATTTCTCCCACATTGCAATAGTAGCCCCCCTTAAAAGTGAAGAAATGCGTGTTCATCACGTTTCCGCCTAACAGGAACACTATATCGTGATAAATTGATTCCCAGTCTGCGGTTGTAGATTTTTTTTGTCTTGCAATCGCACACCAGCGCTAAGCTGGTTAATGTAGCTGCGAACTCCACGAGCGGGAAAGAGAGATTCTCAATTTTGATTCCACGCCCAGGATCAACGGTATATCTCATCATGTTATCGGTTTTGGTATTAAACCGACCTATTTTTTCCTTAAGGTCTTGGGCTAGTATAGTAAAAAACTGAGGGGCAAGTTTTTCACTCAGTCTCAAAACTTGGGCGTCATCCTGCTTAGTTTCGTTTTGTTTCTTGATTTTCGATGCGACTTCATCAACGCAGTCGGCTAATGGGACACTGCCTAAAGCCACCCTATTGTCAATCACTTTGCTCTTGTACTGTTGCTTTCTGCCCTCCCAGTACTTATCCGTCTCTTGCTTTTGTTTGTCGATGGCGGCTAGCCGTTCTGCTAGTTTTTTATCCTCTTCTTCCCAGTGATCGCGTAACTCCCCCTTTAGGGCCATTGCTTGATCGTGCCCTATACTATAAGAAATGCCGTTTACCCAAACCATGCCACCATCCCTCTCTTCTTTGGGATCTCGCGGTTTATGGTTTAAGCACTCAATCGCATCGATTTTCTCAACACGAATTGATAATCGTCTATCTAGATCAGTCTGTAGATTAGCCCATGCCGGTCCTGAATTGTACCATGCAATTTGCACGTGTTTCTCCATTTCCTCAATCTCCTTACTTAATCCCAATACTTTTCGTAATACCCAATCTGGGATTTATTTGTCTGAAATGTATCTAGGGCCACTCAAGATGCCTCCTAAACTTCGGGCTTCTTGTCCGTAGCGTCGTCCTGCGGTTTTCTTATAACCAGTTGCCCCGTAAATGGCGTGACCCGCCAAGGCACAAATGCCATCATGTTGTTAAGAGCCGCCTGCCTCTTACGGCAAGCGGAGCAGGGGGTAATGCCTATCGCTTTCGTAAACTTAGCGACAAGATCCCCTGCCCCGATGGACTTGGTTAGCCCTTTGATCCTGAAGTTCATCAAATGATAGTTACCGCCGTTCCACACTTCGGACAGAATGGAGAATTCGCCTTAACTGCTTTGCCGCAGGTTGAGCACTTGGCCTTGTCGCCGACCGTGAGTGGCTTCGCGACGTGCTTTCCACCAGATTGCCCTCTCAGATGGAGTACGAGGCATTCACTTTGGGCTTCCAGAGGGAACCCCCAGATATCATGGAACGTCTGCTTGCTCTCGGAGCCCGGTACGGTGATACCAGGGGCGGAAGCTGACTCACTTAGGGAGCTTGTCGCACAGGCCGATGGGCCGCTAGGCCGCTGCGAACGCCCTCCTGACGTTGATACGTTTGCCGTGTTCATCGCCATGCACTGAGACCCAACCTGCTCGCCCTGAAGGCTGTTCTGAATGTTGCCCAAGGTGTATGAGATATTCTCACTCGGGCTGTTGCTGTTAGACGAAGCCGTCCAAGTGAGCCACGGCTTGTAGGGAGTGTAGGGAGGATCGTAGGGGCGAACCCAAGGGTAAGGTGGGTAGTACCAAGGAGGGTCTGGATAGTGATGGTAGTGGTGGACTGGCTCCGGCGCTGGCACGGGCACCTGCTCCGTCCAGTATTCAACCCGCACTAGCCCGTCATCCACTTTCACACCACGATGGGCCTCAATCCCTTCTGTTCTTTTTATGAACTTGAAGCGATTTCCCGCTTGCAAGTTCCCGTTCCGAATGTACCGCTCCAGTTCCAGGGAGGCGTTCGGCCCGATGATAAAGCGTCGGCCCTGCGAGGTGTCCTCCCCGTCTATGGACACAGACGCCATGATGCGAACGGTTTTCAGGTTTTTGAGTAGGATCGAGTACTCGGAGCCGAACGGCAGAAACACAGTGCCATCGACTTCACGAAGAACTTTCCCGTTTGTTTTGATTACGGCGACTACGCCGAGTTGGTAGGTCATCACGTCTTCCTTAAACAGCCCCGTGGCTACGGGCTCATTACTAAACGCCACTGTGATTTCGGACACCTAAATTATTATCCTATTGGGCTCGCGTGTCAAGCCCCTTGTCTGGATACAGACTTCAGTAAAAAGCAGAAGTACACGTCTTTGCCAGCAGGCACATCTACGTGGCAATCGAATGGGTCTACGACCTCCAACTCTGCCTTGTGAAACAAGCTCCACCACCCCTCTTGGCTGAAACAGGAATAGTGATTTGCGTTTCGGAAATGTTCACAGGGCGTGCTAGGGCTGGGGACTTCCACATAGAGGAACCCGTCAGGGGCAAGCTGATCTCTTAGGGCTTCCAGGAGGAAGAGGGGGATGGGGGAGTGCTCGACGATGTGTCGAGCCCAGACTAGGTTATATAGGCGTGGATCTGATTTCCATAGGGCGATACGGTGCACGTCCTCTTCTATGAAGAGGGTCAGCATTTCTTTGAACATGCCAAACTTGCGAGACTCTAAGGGGATGTCGCCAATACGGGAAGTAACCCCGAGATAGCGGGAGTATCCTGCCTCTGCGAACATCTCTCGGGCAAAGCCGTTGGCGCAGCCTACGTCCAGGACAGACGTGCGCTGTTCTGAGGGAATGGATTTAAGCACCCGCTGGAAGACTTGCTGAGAGATTGAAACATGAAAGGCAAGGTTGTCGGGAGGTTCGGCGTAAGCGGTCTTGCCGCAACGGAGGACGAACTCAGCGAGTTTGGAAGCAAGGTTCATTACGCCTCGCAGACGGCCAGCAGATCCTTCGCGCACCGCTCCCAAGTCAAGTTAGCCTTGATAAACTCCATGCCCTTCCGGCCCATGATTGCCCTGTCGATGGAGCCGAGCTTGTAAGCCTGTTCGACAGCATCGACCACTTCTTCCAACTCCGGCTCAACCCAGCCATTCTCTACGGTAGGCCCGCCAATGCAAATGGCGTGATCCTCTAGAACCACGTCCGAGTGCCCGGTCCCATTGGTGGCGACGATAGGGATACCGCAGGCCATAGCCTCACACATAGGCATGTTGTTCCCGGCTTCCCCTCTGTTGGGGAACAGCCCAATGTGCGCCTGCCGGTAGATCTGGGGCATCTTCCAGTTAGGCACCATGTCCACCAGCGTATAGCGGTCGGAGGAAATGCCATTGATGGTCAGGTTGGCTTGGATGCGATCCTTCCAAGTAGCGCCCATCGTTGGGATGTAGCGGATGTGCTTAGAAGCGCAGAGCGAATTCATGATTTCCAGCCATAGGTTACCCCACGCTGCGATCAGGTGCATGTCGGGGTACTTCTGGGAAAGGATCTTGTAGGCCGCGATTACGATGTCCGTCCCCTTGCGATGTTCGGCCTTGCCGCCGCTGAAGATGTAGAACTTACCGTCGTTCTTCGGGCCTTCCCCTTCCTTGGGAGCAAACACGTCCGTATCAACCCCTTGGATGGCGACGGTCGGGTGCAGGCCAATCTCTTCCAGTTTCTCTCTGCACCACGTAGAGCCTGCGACGAGATGTTGGTAGTAGCGGTCCACATGGGGCACGTTGCGCTTTGCCTGCTCAGGGTACTCGGTGTAAACCCAGCCCACATTGCGCTTCCAGGACCAAGCGTTGGGGTTCACCGGCATGAAAGACACACCGCCCGTCGCCAGATGCAGCATAGGGTCATCGGACGCATACGGCACTTCTGGGCTGAACTCTGGCGGGCAGTACTTCTCCATAGGATGCCCCGGCTGTACCTTAGCCAACATACGGATGTCCGTGAGGGAGGCCATCGTGGGCACGAGGTTGTGCCCCATCACTCCTGCGCCCCAGGAATCGCCCACGACGAGGGACAGGTTAAGCATTGGAAGCTCCTTTGCTGCATTTCTCAAGATGGTGCGCCGCCAGCCGCAACGCGATTATAGTGTGCGTGTACTTGCGGCCACTTCGAGCGTAGCCGGTGGCGAGTTGTTCAAGGTAATCAGCCACGATCTGCAACGAGGCGGAGCGTATGTCCTGCATGGCCAGCAGGCGGCGCTGATAGAGAGATTCGGAAATGAGGCGGACCTTCATTTAGATTCCATCGCCTTCCGCGAATTCCTTGGGGATTAGCCCTTTAGCCATCAGCAGTTCCCGATCCCCCACTTGTTCGTTCCAGTGTGGGCCGTTAGTGTCGAATCCGGCCCCAGAATAGGGACGCTCCATGAAGTACTTCACCTTCTGGTAGATCGGCTGATCTTTCCAGTATTCGTCCCAGGTGGCATATCCGAGCATGAGGTTAGCGCCAGGAAATCATCAGCCCGCACTTGGTGCACTGAAAAAGCTTAGGCATGACCCTAGCTAATTCGTGGACGCAATCATTCAACCCGTGAGTGACCACGCAGTACTCGGTTAATTTCGAGACTATTTCCACTTCTTCCAAGTTTTCGTTGTATGGTTTCACAGTTGCCATGTCTTTTCCTAAAACACCTTGTTTCTTAGTCATCGAGGGCTTCGTGGGATCGTCTACTGGGTTTTCATTGATAGCGATACTTGCATTTGCCCACTGCACGCACTTCTGAAGGTCCGTCAGGGCCAAAGACTTCTCCCTTGACTCAGGGCAGGCCCCGTCAATCAGGAAAGAAAATTCCTTGGCTGCTTCACGAATCTTGATATACCGTTCGGATTGATTCCCGACCGGGGCATGGTACGTGAAGACGTTCTCGATCTGCTCTTTAGTCATTGCAAATACTCCTTTTTTCTTAACGCTTCCCTAACTGCTTCTACTACGGGAGTCCAGTCTCCCAACTTCGTCTGCCGAAAGATCCGCATCGACCGATACCACTCCGTAGTATCCCCCGTCATCCCCCAGCGCCAGTCCACGATCAATGGCATCAGTAGGTAGCAGGGCACCCCCAGAGTGCCCGCCAGATGCGCTATGGCTGTGTCCACGGTGATAACCAGATCGAGGCGCTGAATGGCGTCTATCGTAGCGAACCAGTTGGGGAATTCGGGCGTGAAGTCAAACGCCGCTTTCTCTTCCGGCGAAGCGCCAAACTGTAGGCAAACCGAAGCCGGATCATCAAATAGCGACTTGTCCATCAGTTGCCGCATTACGTCGAAGCTCATAGACCGGAAACGGTCGTGCGAGTGATTGGCGTTCCCCTTCCAGCAGTACCCAATCCGGCCCTTCACCCTATTAGAAGCAGGCGGCAGTGGATTCTCTTCTGGGATGAGGAAGGGCAGCTTCCGGTCATTCAAGTAACGGAGGGTGGACATCAGGGGGAATTGACAATCCGTAACTGGAATTCGGCCCATTGCCGGGTGGCACACTTCAACCCCAAACAACCTCGCATAGTCAGCGATTGTGTCGTCGCACCGGTAGTGCCAAGTTGTGTCTGGATGCAGACTCCGAAGCACCTTGAAGTAGCGGGCAAACTGGAAGGCGTCTCCAGCCCCTTGCTCTCCGACGATAAGCACTTTCTTCCCACCAAGCGTAGCCCCAGCCACATGCTCGTAGTGCGGCGTGGGGACGGGTGCCCACGGGTTCAGGGTCTTCAGGCGAGCCTCGTAGAATTGCAAGCCCCTGCCCCATTGCCTGTCGAGCATAAGCATCATGCCAAGGCTTTGTTCTCCTACGGGATTACCAGGAGAAGCGGACAAGGCCGTTTCGTACTCACTGATCGCGGCTTTAATGTCGCCACGATACTGACTATTCATTGCCAAGGCGCACACGCACTCGAAAGGAAACTGTGCATTAAGTTCCAAAGACTTAATGATGTGCTCCCGTGCCTCGTCAAGCCTGAGACAGACCTGGAGAGCAACGCCGTAGTTAAGGTGCATCGCAGCATTGTCAGGGGCTATCTCTAGCCCTTTCTCTAATGGGGCAAGCGCCTCTTCCGGGCGACGAAGGTTTATCATTGCCGCGCCTTCGTTGGAGTACGCATCGGGGCAGTGCGGGGAGATTTCAGACACTTTCCGAAAGAAGGCAACCGCCTTCTCCGGGGCCTTCTCGGAGCCCATCATAAATGCTCCAAGTTTGAGGAGGTCGGTTTCTGTCAGGTTAGCGTCGATCTGGATCATTTCAGGACCGTCTCGGCAGCGGTGATGGCGACGGCAAGGGCGCTCCAAGTGTCGGCAGAGAAGCCGTGTAGCACTCCGTAGCCGGTCTTCTTTGTACCGATAGCCTTATCCTTGCCGCCGTACCTGTCTATAATGGCCTGACGGATGTTAGTGTCTTTGGCTTTCATGTTTCCGCAGAGATGGATTTTCACGGCTTTGCGAGGAATCCTCACCACAGAATCGAGGCCGAAAGCCTGAGCGAAGATGCCGCTCCAATAGACCGTCTCGAAGATCTCAGCCCCGACCGCCATCCCGTAACTGGCGACTTGTTCAATCGCGCAGTACTCAACGTCGCCATAAGGCCACTTAACCGGATCTTCCAGTTCTTCGATTGCTTTAAGAAGGATCTTGTTGGGAATTTTATTGAACCCGTAGGGGACAGGAGCCTTAGTCTCGGTGTCGTATGAGACATAGGCGCTGGAATCTGGTCCTGGATCGATAGCTAGAATCTTCATCACTCCTCCGGGCCGACGACAAAGTGAACTGTGTTCCCGTATTCGTCTTCGAGCGAGAAATTCTGTTCCTTTAATCCACCGTCCTGCCAGCGGCTCTCCATCGGGAGTTGGCTCCAAACGCTCAGCCATTGCTTTAAGCTCAGTTCGACCTTAATCAATGGCTCGGTCGGATGGGGGAATGGGATTCTGGTAATCTTCCGCTCAAGGCGCTTCAGGTTGAGTAGGATCTCGTTGCCGATCCAGCCAAGGGAGGAGGCAAGGTTGCGCTCCTCACACAGATAAGAATAGTCAACGGACTTAGACAGATAAGTGGAGGCGCAAACTTCGCAGTAGTGGCGCGTGTATTCCTTGATCCCAGTATCCCCTGGTTGCATGGGGGCCAGAACCTTGTATTCCTTCGTGGGCACCCCTTCGTGCCCACAGGATTCACACAACTCCTCTTCGGGGATCTCAGGCATAGCTACGCCGCCTCTGGATCGTCTTCCCACGGCGGAGCTTCGCCCGCAGGCTCTTCGATGGCAGGCTGGGTATCGCCATGCACCTTGCCCTTGCGGCGGCGCGGCCTGGGGGCCAGCGGCGGCTCTGTTGGGTTGACCAGTTCAGCGGCGGTGGGCTCGTCGGTCGTCGGCAGTAGCATCCCGGCCTTTTCCGTGGCCTCAGCGATGCCTTCCAGGGTGTTGGCAACGACCTCATTCATCGGGTCGCCGGTCGTGCCTTCAGACAGGGCAACCCGGGTGCCGCCGTCAAACAGATCACCTTGCCGGGGCTTGATCGAGATGGTGAAGCCGTCGCCACGATTGGCACGGAAAAAGTCCAGGATCTCTTGGAGCCTTCCTGTTGTGCGCGCCTTGAACTGGACATTCAAGGTAGTATCGCCGCTGCGGTAGATGCGGAAGCCGAAAATCTGCTCGGGAAAGAAGTTATTCACTTCCTTGCCGTCGCCGCCGATCAGCTTCAGGTCCATGTCCGCCAGCGTGATTGCTAGCGTGGTTTCCTTGAAGCCGTCGTGCGGGCTCCCTTGCTCTGTGTAGAGGTAGTCGCACTCCAGGACCGAAGCGATGGTCGGCGTCAGCCGCCCCTTCAGCCGCAGCGTTAGGATGTCATCCCCTTCGGCTTCTGGGATCGTTATTTCGATCCCAGGCCGTTTTGCTTCTTGAATGATAATCTCGTCTCGGATCGTCATTTGCGTCAATCTCCTATCAGAATCTCCCTTGTCGTACTCTCAAACGCCGCGCTTGGCTGGGCGTGACTTCTTTGCTGCGCGCTTAGTCTTTTTGGGCACCTTCTTCCCCGTCTCTGGGGTGGTTTGTTGAGAGTCTGGCCCCGCAGCAAACCCAATCTGTTGTTGGCCGTATAGCCGCTCAGTCATGTTTGGCATTGTCTGCCCATCAACTGTTTTATTGAACATACTCATGAGACTTATCCCCCATGTTCCGGGCCGTGGCATTTAGCGCACAGCCCTTCCACGTTGTCTCGATCCACGCGTCCGTGACTGCGGTAAATTTTGTGGTGTCCCTGGAGGGCCTTCCGCAAACCGCACCGGGCGCATTTCCACTCCTGAAGCTCAAACACTCGCAGGCATTCGGCCTTGTAAAATGCCTTTACTAGATTCCCGATGGCCTCATCTTCTGTCTCGCCGTAAACATAAAGCCCCGAGCCGAAGTACTCGCCCGGAACGATGTAGGCGTCCCAGGTGCCATTGGCCGACAACTGCGTAACGGCGATCTCAGACGCGATGATGCGCTCCGCCCGTCTCTTAGTCATCAGCCCCGCTCGGCGTCGTGAACCTTCGCGAGCCATTCGGTTTCGCACTCATCCATCAGCCGGGCCAGGATCACACCTTCGCTGTCGGAGTCGCAATAGGCCTGAATTTCAGCCAACCCCACAAACTCATGCCAGCGATTCCAAACATCCTCTGCCACGTAGATCATTAGGGCCTTGGTGCTCAGTTCTCCCTTGTCGCCCTGTGTCTCGGTTTCGATCTTCTCGGCAAGCTGCTTGACGGTCGTCGTCGAAGATTCTGCCGCCGCAACCCAGTAGTCGCGTTTCGTCTGCACCATGTCCACGCTCATGCCCTCTTGGGTGCTCCGCTTGAGCGCGGTTGCCAGCAGATTCAGTTTGGAAAACCCCATCTGCTCCATCTTGTCGGCGGGCAGAAAATTCAACTGCTCTGCCACCTTGATACAGTTCCAGGCTTCGGGGCGGCTGATATTGAAAAGCTCTGGGACACCCCGCGTGATGAACTCGCTGAAGGTGGTGTAGCCCTGCTGCTCGTACAGGTGCTTATGCTGGCGTACCAGCATCAGGATACGCCCTAAGAAGGGCTTCAGCCGGGAAACAGCCTGTTGCGCTCGGGAAAGCCCCTTGGTGACGACATTGAGATACAGCCAGACGTTCTCTGCACTCAGATCCTCTGGGATCGCCTCGATTGAGGGGCGCTCCGAAGTGATAAGCGCTTGCCAAACCGCCTGTTCTGCCTCGGTGAAAATGGGGAGATTGGAAGTCGTTGCAGGTAGGGTAGACATTACCAGTTCACGCTGCCACAGACGCGCATTGTTGTCAACCCCTTAATGTGTCTGGATCAAGACTTTTCTTCTTCGGTCGCATCCTCAAATTGCATCCGCCAGCCAATGTACCGCATCGGGACGTGCGCGCTTTCGCCGTTCCTGATTTTGTCGAGAATAAACACAGCCTTGCCTCGCAGGGCGTCGTTGTCGCGGTTGTAAAGCTCTTCGCGAAAGATCAGACCGCCAACGTCGGCAATCTGTTCTATTGCTCCCGATCCCCGAAAATCACTTAGCTCCGGCTTACGCTTAGTCTTGGGAGCATCGCGAGACAACTGGCTCAGTAGGATTATCGGGACATGGACCCTTTTGGTGATGTCTTGAATATCGAGGCAGATAGAACTTAACCTCTCATCCCCGGAAAGCCTAGTGTTGTTAGCCTTCATAATCTGGATATAGTCCAGGATTGACAGCTTGATGTGGAACTTCTCGATCATCGACTCAATCCTGGTGTGATACTCAGACGGGCTGATCCCAGAACGGGCATCCATATAGATGGGCAACTCGTAGATGACAGAGCTTGCCTCCGCCAGTTTCTTCTCTTCAAGCTCTGAAATCTGCCCGCGCCGGAAGCGCATAAAGGACACGCCCGCTTCTGTGCAAATAAGCCGGTAGAAAAGGCTCCGCTTGCTCATTTCCAGAGAGAATATGGCGACAGGATCGCCGCCACCGGCAACGTGCCGCGCGATGTTAAGGGCCATCGCCGTCTTGCCAGCCCGCGCCGTTCCGCCTATGACCCAGATCTCGTCGTTGTGGAACCCGTCCGTTGCCTCGTCTACGCCTTTGAAGCCCGTCAGGATTCCAGGCTCATGTAGGGGGGGGTTGAGGAGGTGGTCAATCCCGTCTGGGTACGTCTCGATGTAATGGGCTACGCTCTCTGGGCCGTCCCTCTCGGTGTCGTCAACCGCGTCTCGCAGGTTCGCCGTCAGGGAGCCGACAATCTTCTGTGGCTCCTCCTGCCCTAAGAAACTGCGCTGCATCGCCTCGTTGGCTAAGAAGATGATGCGCCTGCGGGCCGTCAGTTTCTTTAGGATGTCAACATAGGAAGCATAGTTGGGGATGTCTGGCATCCCGTCCGCTAGGCTGACGATGTAGCTCAGCCCACCGACCCGCTCTAGATTCCCTCGCGACAGGAGATAGTCGTGGAGCGTCACTTCATCGACGGCCACACCCTTGCGGCTTAGGTCTTGGATTGCGGAGAAGAGGTGGCGGTTGGCTTCCAGGACAAAATCA